TGATTGCTGTTTCCAATTCATAAGGAAGACCGTCTGTCATCCAGGTTGGGAATGGCACATCGTCTGATACCGTAGAGAATACAACATTCTCTGGTTGAAGTGAAAATTCAATAGTTCTAAGTTCGCTGTTAGCATAGTCACTAGGTGTAAATGTAATATTAGTAACTAATGGATTTATTAATTCAATTTTTTGTATACCACCACTTCTAGGAGCACCTACTGAAAAATCTCCTTGTGCTAATGGGTCGTTTGAGCCATCAATATTACCAAAAAAATGAAATACAGTAACCTTTTCAAAAGTTTGATGAAACGGTTTTCCTTTGGTCGAAAACTTTCTGCCTTGTGTTTCTAAATCTCTTAAGCTATTTTCTATGTTTGCTGAGTCTGTACGCATTTGACCATTTTTGAAAAACTGGTTATATATTCCCATAGCGAATGAGAACATTTCTCCGTTGACAACATCATACATTGATAATTGTACTTCTGGAAAATCTACACGTGTTGGTATATATACACGTTTGCCATATCTATCGATAGGCTGAGTAGTTGTGGCAACTGATACACCACTTATTGCTTTTGCAAATCTATTGAATGGAAGTCTAGTGCCTGACATTGTTCTTCCGTTGATATCATGAAATTCAACGTAGAACATGTCTCCCGTTTTGGGAGCAGAGGTAATGGGTCCGACGCCGCCGAACCCAAATCTTTTTCTAGCATTAGCATTATCTTGTATTAAGATATTGCCTTGTTTATTTTGACCAGCCTGTTTTGAAGTAGCCATATCAGCTTACCCCGAATTAACCAAGAATACTAGAGTTGTTAGTAAATGTAGTATCTGGCATGATTTCAGTATCAGTAAATACAGCGTTATCGTACTGTAGTGTTAGTGCGATAGTTACTGGATCTGAAACTGAGTAATCAGATTGAGAGTAGTCTGCATTTTGAACAAAACAACCTTCTAGTTGCCATTGTTCGTTAGGGTTACCTGAGTTACCGTCTAAGATTTCAATTAGAGTAGAAAACTTGTAGTTAGTACCTGCCGCCGGACCAGCTTGATTTCTGTGGTTCAACTGCGATTGTACTTGTCTACCAACTAGTTTAGTTAAGTTGTTTGCGATATCATCACGTAACGTAATTGTGATAGGTTCCCATGTGTGTTTGCCCATCATATACATACGTGAGTTATATGAATCTACTGGTATTGATTCGTGTGTAATTTTTGGTCTAGTTACGTTCATAACTTGTCTTGTGAACTCAGTAGTGTTTGTTGCTACACCACCGAAACCTGCAACTTGAACACGGAAACGATAATTCAGTTTTGGCTGTAGAATACCTGAACCAGTAACTGTATCACCGGAATCTGTAGGTACACCGAAATTATTTAATGTTCTTGCCATTTTTTTGTCTCCTAAAAAGTTTCGAAACTTTGTTTATAAGAGTATTTATCAATAATGTTAGGAATTAAAGTTGTATTTAATAAAAAAGCCCCTTATTCTAAGGGGCTTTAATAAACTTGTTATTTTCTCTAGTATTATGCTAAAGACTCGCCTGTATTTCTAATACGTAGCGGAATGTAGATGAATTCTACAGCTTTCACTGGTTGAATTGCAACATCAACCCATAACTCATTTCTATCGATACGAGCAGGAGTGTTGTTTGATTCATCACAAACTACTAAGAAGTCATACAAGCCTCTGTTAGTAACTAATTCACCACAGAAACGTTCAACTGCATCACGCATATTATCACGTGTGATTTTATCATTCTGTTCGAATAAGAAACCACGAGATAATTGATCCAAATTATAACGCATGTAGTTTGTCAGTCTTGCAACATTGATACGGTCAAGTGCTGATGCAAATGCCTGTGATGTCTTCTGACCATAAACTACTAGACCTTGATTTGGAAGGTCTGCGATTGGATTGATACGAGATGTATAAAGAACATCTCTTTGTCCGTTGCTTAAACGTACTTGTGAGAATTCGTTCTCTGCATTTACGTAACCAACTTTACTTGCGTTAGTTACAACACCACGTGTTAGACCCGCTGGTGCAAACCATGGGAATGATACTTGGTCTGAGAATGCAATAGTACGTAGTGCGATTGCTGATGATGGAATAACAACATCATTACCTGATAAGTCTGTTGAAAGACCATGTGGATAATAAACACCTGCATATGTTTCAGCTGGCATGTTGTCAGTTGCCCAATTTTTAAGAGAAGTAGAATCTGACTTAAGATCCATTGGTGAATCACCAATTACGAAAGCGATTTCTTTCTTGTCTTTGTTTAGAGCAATCATTTCGTCCATCATTTCTGGATATCCAGGTGAAGCGATTAAGTTGAAGTATACTGCTTCTGAACGTATACCATCATTGCTTGTTAATGCGCCTTGCATTGCTTCAACAACCATGTGACGTTGTGCATCTTTACCGAATTTACCTGAACCATCTAGGTTTAGACCTGATGCCCACTCCCATGCACCGTTAGTGTATTTCTTAACGTTGTATGTAGAGTAATCCATGTTAACAAGTAACATTTCTTCTGGGTATAATTCTGGGTTTGGAGCACTTGCATGAATTGAACGAGTATTTACGATTCCGTCAGCATCATACGGAGCATCATTTGAGTAATGACCAAACACAATACCATTTGCTGATGATTGGTCTGCGTTGTCACGCTTAACCCAAGAATTGTTCCATACATAAATTGCCGGATATGGCATTTCGTCAGAGTCTACCCAGATATCACCAGGTTGTAATGGTGATGTTCCGTCTTTACGAGTTGTAGGCATACCTGAACGTAATTGTAGTTCTTTTGTATAGTTGCCTTCTGTGTCTTCTGACCATGCATGTTTTTGCCAAACCATGTTGTTGCCATCATAGCCTGCTTTTAGTATTTCAATTTTTAAATCTGAGTTATACCATAAAGCACCTTCTGTGACAGCACCTTTTGGTGTGTCTGCATCTGCCTCATATGATAGGTCTGCCCATACACTATCAACGTTAGTTGATTGTGCAAATCCTAAATCACCAAAACCTGATGTGAAGTCTAAGTTTAATTCTAGACCATCTGTTTTAGTAAATCTGATTTTGTTTGAACCTACTTTTTCAATTTGTACATTTGCCGCATTCAACCCTGTGTTTGACTGCATCTGAATAACTAATGCGTCAAGTGTTGATGCATTTGGTGTCCAGTTAACTCCCTCTAATGTGAAGTCTGCTGTAATTGAACTTGGATTTGGAATAGTTCCTGATGTAATTGATGTTTCTGCTTTACCAGTATGTCTACGTAATTCTACAAAGCCTTTAGTTGCATTGTATCTTGTGTAAACATCACCTGCATCAATTAAATCTGCACCTGCTAAATCATCTGATGCATATGTTGGTGCTTGTACGGCTGTGAATAGACCTGATGATGCATCATATACTGATACTCCTAAATCTAATCCACCACCTTGTGTAGCTAAACGAACATAAATGTTACCAGTTGTCAATGCTGATGTACCGTCTGATTGTTTTGTTGGTGCGAATTTTGAAAATTGAAAATCTGCTGAACCCGTGTCGCCTAATACGACCCAGTTAACTCCAACTTTTTCCCAATATGTAATTTTTACTGTTGAGGCAACCACAGCGATGTCACCTGCTGAACCATATGTGTTCACTGGTGAAGCAAATCCGTCTGCGTTTACGGTTTCGACATTTCCTGTTCCTGGTGCATCATATAACACTTTTGGTGTATATGCAACCCAGTCTGTACCATCATGTTTGAATACGCCAAACTTTGATGCAGATGTGTCGTGCCAATATGTTCCTGATGTAATTGCGCCTGCAGGCTCAGATGTAGTAGCTTCTAACTGTGCTAAGTCAATTGGTGCTCTTAATACATAAGCGTTGTTTGATACGCCAAGATATTGATAAGCCGCTAAAAGACCATATTCACTAGTTTCTGCTCCTTGCACAACCGATCCGCCAACTTCGTAGAACTTAGGTTCTCCGAAAGTCTCAACTAATTCTCGTTGTGAAGAAACAAGATATGCAACACCAGAGTTTTGCTCAAGTGTCCCAGAAGCTATAGCTGAACCAGATGCGTCTGTCTTGTTTGTTGCTGTTGCAACAACTATTAGTGGAAGTGTCCCTTGAGTAGCGGCCGCATATTGCGATTCATCAACTACTGTAACTGACACGCCCGGTGATACTAATGTAGGCATTCTGTTTCTCCTTTTTCTTAAATTGCTATTGAACAATTTTTAAATTGCTACATATATTTATCGAAATTGGAGAAAAAAAGGCGTTTTTAGAGTTAACTACGTAGACAATAGGTCTGAAACTTGGCTATATAGATGCTCCAAGTCTTTAGAGTTATCAAATTCAACATCAAAGTCCCATCCAGCCCAACTATATTCACTTTTATGTACATCTGGATATCTTTTCATAGGATCAATCATATTATCTGAGTTTGATTGATTAGACTTACATGCATTGTCCCACCATTCAGGCTTTTCTTTACGCCATACTACCGTGGTCTTGCCACCTAATCGTTTGATAACATCTAATTCATTATAAAATCTACAATCAGAAATGACTACGTTTTTGTCTGTCAATTCAACTTGTCTTTCACAAGCCGCTACCCAGATATCTGGATGAAAGTTCATTCTGAATACATCTGTGCCTACATGTTGTAAAGCCCATCTTGGTGTGAAGTTTGGTATACCTAATCTTTTTGCCCACCATTCATCTACTTGTTCTCTGAATACTCTACTCTCTGGTGTGTTGCCTTCTAATAGAATTCTGTCCCAACCAAAAATATTTGCACATGCATCTTTTAACACTCCTGCAAAACTTATTCGTTGAAACCCATTTTCGATTAAGTGACCTGCGACCGTGTCTTTTCCATGACCTATTAACCCACAGATACCTATAATTTTTTTCATATAATCCTCAAAAGAATGTTATACAGTATTATCGTTACAGATAAACCGGCTATAACACTACACCAAAATCCTATCTTTGTAACTAGTAACCCAAATATAACAAAAAATACAAGACTTGTCAAGACAAAATATGTAGTTTCGAAACTAAACTTCGCAAATGCTTCTGCATCAATGCCTGAATACCACATAAAAATCATTGCAAGAAAGGCAGTAAATGGTATACCCATTAGAAAAGCCGCCATTGTGACACTTCGTTGTGCCATCATACTAACTGTTGCTATTACTATTCCTGATATTAATGCTTTTAAAAAGAATTCCATAAATCTAACACTCCTAACTTTTCTATCATAGTATTTACTCTAATATCATTTTCTTTTTCTTTGTCTATAATTTGTTTGAGTGTATATGAATGTTTTGTGTCTTGATTTATAAAATCTAATAGATAATTTAATTGCTCTTGTCCGTCAAACTCTGATTTTAGTAAATGTGTTAGTTTTTCTTTTGTGTTTTTATCTAAATTTTTTAATGACATATGTTCTGGATAATCTAATAAATCAAATACAGGCATCTTATTAAACTTTTGAAATGAATACTCTAGTACATCTTTCATTAAATGAATATTAAAGACATTTACTACTGTATGCATACCCAACTTAACATTATCAGTTTTATGCTCTATAAAATGATTTATGGTGTTCTCAATAGTATTCCATTTGTGTGGGGGTCTAAGTATTTCGTTTGCTTCACCAATAGCATCAATACTGAATATGACTTCTACTTCTTTTAGTTTTGCCCATGATTCAAATATCTCTTGTTTTGGTATTATAGTTCCATTAGTATTATAAAACAATCTGACATTTTTTGGATTATCTGATTTATTTACAATCTGTGTCAAAAAGTCCGCATGTTTCTTATCTAATAAAGGCTCACCGCCTACAAACTTAACAAAGTCTAATTTAGATAAATTAGCATCATAATATTTTAAATCAAATGAATCTACAGAAACATCAACTGGCATTCCTGGGTTCTTTATTAATTTCCATTTACTACTGAAAGTATCATTGCACATTCTACATGATAAATTACAATGAGTAGACAAGGCAGTTTCTATATATCTTAATTCTGGTTTGTTTCCTATAAACTTATCGTATTGTTTGAATTGTTGTCTAAAAGACTCAACACCATTGTCCTCTGCACGCCAACATTTATCACACATTGAAAGTTTTTCACCTTTCAACATCTTATCTCTTATGTCATTAAAAAATTTAGAATTGAATGCATTGTGTAACCCATCTGATAACTTGGGTGCTTCATTAATGTTTGGGATATTATTTTCTTCCACGAAACAACAAGGAAGCACGGTGCCATCTACCTTAAGCCTCGTATGAGACCATAGCAATGAACAAGCAGTGTTGGGTAAATTATCCAATGACAAACCCTAGAGGAGCAGATCCATCAGTGTATGTCTGTAAGTCAGTTTCTAGTTTATCAAGAAGTACATCTGCTTCTTGTTTCATTGCATCACCGTTTAGTGTGACACCGCCTTGGGCGCCCGGTAATGAACCAAACTTACTTCTTGCTTCACCTAG